CTACCAAATGTGTTCCGTAGATCCTGCACTCAGGAGTTGAAGGTCAAGACTATGCGTCGGTATCTGTTGTCTATCGGGTGGGAGCACTGGACAAACACCGTAGGTATCAGAGCAGACGAAGCCAAGCGGGTAAAACCAAGCAAGGATAAGCGGTGGGATAACTGGTTTCCACTGGCAGATGCAGGGGTCACGAAGCAGGATGTTATGTTCTTCTGGAAACAGCATGGGTTTGATTTAAAGATTACCCCAGGATCAGGAAACTGTGACGGTTGTTTCTTGAAGAGCGAAGCAACACTAGCGGCTATGTGGCGTGAGTATCCAGACCGCATGGAGTGGTGGCAGAACTGGGAAGAAACAAAGGACAGATCGTTCCATGATGTACGCACGTACAAGGAACTGGGAGAGTTTGTAGGCAGACAGGGGGATTGGATCTTCGATGACGAAGCTTTCCTCTGTCAAAAAGATGAGGGAGAATGTACAGGATGAAACGCAACGACTATCTAGATACAGCGAAAGAACTGATCAACGGTAACAGAGCAAAAGACTATGGAGATGCGAAGGATAACTTCGACCGAATAGCAACTGGTTGGAATGTAATAGTACAGGACGCATTCACAACACATAATAAAATAACAGCAAAGCATGTGGCTCTGATGATGGACTGGGTGAAGACCTGTCGATTGTTAGAGACCATCGACCACAAAGATTCGTGGATCGACAAGTGCGGATATTCAGCATTGGGAGCAGAGTTTGAAGATGAATCAAGGTAATCTATTTGAGAAAGATCATGTCATTGCAAAGCAGATGAACCAAGGAAAGGAACTAACGTGGAACATTCCATCAGAGTTTCCTGACCTTACAAAGTATAAACAGATCGCAATCGATCTAGAAACATGTGATCCAAACCTGACGACGTTAGGCCCAGGATGGGTTCGTAAAGATGGATACGTTGTAGGTATAGCCGTAGCCGCAGGAGATTGGCAGGGTTACTTCCCGATCCGGCACGAGAACGGTCACAACATGGATGCAAGGATCGCGCTCAAGTGGCTACAGAAACAGATGGCAACACCCGACATAGATAAGATCATGCACAATGCTACTTACGATTTGGGTTGGTTACGTGCCGAGGGCATAAAGGTTGAAGGTCGCATCATCGATACCATGATTACTGGGGCGGTGGTTGATGAGAACCGTTGGTCATACAGCCTAAATAATCTAGGTCGTGATTACCTCGATGAACGAAAAGATGAGAAGTTACTTCGTGTATCAGCAGCAGAGTGGGGCTTCGATCCCAAAGCAGAGATGTACAGGCTACCGCCTGAGTCTGTAGGACGGTATGCTGAACAGGATGCAGGGATGACCCTGCGTTTGTGGGAACGCCTGAAGATAGAACTGGATAAGCAAGACCTTTGGAACATCTGGAATTTAGAGACAAGCCTGATCCCGATGATGTGTGACATGCGCCAGTTGGGTGTGCGTGTGGATCTGGATAAAGCAGGGCAAGCTAAGAAACTTCTCAAGACTAAATCCAAACAAATCAAGGACGAGATATTTAAACAAACTCAAATCAAAATTGAGCCATGGGCAGCGGCATCAGTAGCCGCAGTGTTTGAAGAGTTAAACCTAGCATACCCTAAGACTGACGCAGGTGCTCCCTCATTCACCAAACAGTACCTCAACACCCATCAGCACCCTATTGCACAAATGATCGTCAGGCTACGTGAATTTGACAAGGCTGATAGCACGTTCATTGAAACAATTATGAAGCATGAGCACAAGGGTCGTATCCATTGCGAGTTCCATCAGCTTCGTTCCGATGACGGTGGGACTGTAACTGGGCGATTCTCGTCATCCAATCCAAACTTACAGCAGATTCCTGCACGAGATCCAGAAATTAAGAAGATGATACGTGGCCTGTTTATACCAGAAGAAGGAACCAAGTGGGGATCGTTTGACTATTCGAGCCAAGAGCCGAGGTTACTGGTGCACTTTGCGGCAAGCCTGAAGGGAGATTTCAGACACCCTATCGTTGATAAGATTGTTGATGAATACCACAGCGGTGATGTGGATCTGCACCAGATGGTAGCAGACATAGCAGGGATCAAACGTAAAGAAGCAAAGGTCGTGAACCTGGGTATCATGTACGGCATGGGTAAAGGTAAACTCGCCGCACAGCTAGATATCTCAACCGATGAAGCAGGGGAACTATTAGCAACACACCGTGAGAAGGTGCCGTTTGTTAAGGGCCTTGCAGACTTAGCTAGTAAACAGGCGTCAAACACAGGACAGGTTCGCACAATACTAGGTCGTCGTTGTCGTTTTCACCTGTGGGAGCCAAGGACATTTGGATACAAGAAGCCGTTGCCCTATGAAGATGCCATGAAAGAATATGGTCAGCCCTTGAGAAGAGCCTTTACTTACAAGGCATTAAACAAATTGATCCAAGGATCAGCAGCCGACCAAACAAAGAAGGCGATGCTTGATTGTTACAACGAGGGACTTTTACCTATGCTCACGGTTCATGATGAGTTATGCTTTTCAGTAGAGGGCGACGACCAAGCTCACAACATCAAGCACATAATGGAAAATGGGTTGTCGGATGTCTTGAAAGTCCCCTCTAAAGTGGACGACGAACTCAAGGACAACTGGGGAGAAATCGAGTGATAGACCCTGATATGAAAACACTTGGACTGAGAGACATGCATCCAATGCAGGTCGAATCAATCATGGACTTTGTGGGTTGGGCCATTGACCTAGCTGTACTGGTCGGTGATGAAGATCTCCTAAAGGAAACAGAGGGATCGGCTGACGAACTGATTAGAATGTTCGGAGGCAAAGGCGTTAGGATTGAGATTGAGAGTTAATCTGTAGAGCCTTGAGAAATCAGGAGGTCAGCTAACGCTGTCGCAGGGTTACTTGCTGTACCTAATATAGTCCTTTGTTTCTCTTGAGCTTGTTTTGGAGTCTTTGGTTTAACCTGCGTGGTAGAAATTACAGGTTGTATGCTAGGCGCAGTCATCTCAGATGACGTGCCTGGATCAATAATTTCGAATTGTGGCTCCTGAGATGGTGCACCTGGATCAATAATTTCGAATTGTGGCTCTTGATTTTCTTTTTCTACGGTGGGTTCTTCGTCTCTAAAGAAACCTTTGTCCATAGATTGGGTCATCAAATCTGTGATTTCGTTCCAAGGGACTTCATCCAAAGTTCCGTTTATTGCCATGTTCTCTAGAACGGACTTACTAACTTCAAATGGTTCATATAACCCAACAGATAAAGAATCCACACCACTAACATTTGCTTCTTTTAGAATCCGCATTATTTCAGAATCGTCTAATCCTAAACTTTCAACATCTTTCATGGTGTTGTAAAATCTATTGTATGCTCTGAACCTTGCGTCGTTTGCGTCCTTGTATGCCTCTAACAATTGTTCTTTTGTTACGTTAGGACGACGGGCCAAAGAGTTGAATATGTTTGAAGCATCCTGCCTCGACTTTGCAAACTCGTATCCTTTGTATTTCAAACCCTGACTAGCTTGTGAGTCCGACTCTGTAATACCAGTAAACGCTCTGGCTAGTTCTTGAGATAAGTCTCGAACACGTCCCATTCGATCTTCTTCTTTTATACCTAGTGTCTCGTTGAGATTTAAATCATTTATAAAACCTCGAGCGAAACGGCTAGGCTCAAGCCTTCCACCGCTCTCGTCCAAAGGAACTATAGATGGAAGAAGGGTGTCAGCAATGTGATTAAAAGACTTAGCTAATTTGTCTCCAACATTGTCTTCAGGGTTATAGATCTTGGCCCCCGTAATAGTTTTACCACCACGACCAACTTGACCTAAAGTCCTCATGAGTGGGTTTTCTGCTTCAGGATCTAGCACATCTCTGAAAGCAGCAAGAGCCATGGACTCCTCCGTAAATGGAGAGATCATTTCTCCAAGAGAAGCAAACGCTGAGTCAGATACTAATCTTGTGGTTGATTTACCTTCTAGTTCTCCTCGTTGGAAAGAATTTATAGCAGCAATGGCTGTACGTTCTAACATATCGTATGGGTTTGAATAACTAAAGTTTATGTATTTAGGTGTACCATCCTCATGACGCCCTATCGGAATTAAACGAGCATTTTTTTCCCAAGGAGCAGCCAAGGATCTCTGGTATGATTTCATTTCTTCCTTGCTGACTCCAGAGATAGCATAACCTAATCCAGTCAACCCCATGGGTAAAACTGAAAACGTCGTTGCTGCACCTGTCAGCCTACGCAACCCAATCTTTTGAATCTCAACGTTCGCATCTGCAAGTTCGTCAATACCTCGAGCAATCGTGTTCATCCCTGTTCGAATGATCTCATACGGAAAGGCTATGAAGTTACCGACAGGGGCACGACGCAATGATTTAATAGCTTCGGGAGCCAAGTTATAGTTAGGTATGTTGTTGCGAACGATACTTGCAGCTTCTTCTTTTACAAACTTATCTAACTCGTCTATGTTGCCACCCTTCCGAGCAACATAGACTGCTCTATCTCCAGCCGACATCTTACCTAAAGCGTTGCGAAGTTTGTTTTGTTCGAAGACAAAGTTATACACCTTCCAAATATCATCACCACCTTGATACAAAGCTTCGGCTTTCTTTGACCATCTTATCACTGGAAGTTCAGAGAGCTTTGATCCAAAACCTTTTGTTACTGCTCCATCCACATCGTCAGCAAAACCAAAACCCTTACGAACAAGTTCTTGTAGCTCCCTTAATTCAGCCTGACTGTTTACAATACCGAGCCTCTGTAGGTCGGCATATTCTTGTGCAAGTTTTTCCGCTGGAAGTCTTCTAAGGTTTTCGTAAACGAGACGAACAGACTCATAAAGGTTTGCGCCTTTACCAATGTTTCCTTGTGCTGCTGCAAACGCAGAAGCTGTGGTAACGTTTCGTATTTGTGTGACAGGAGATAAAATAGTTTTGCCATACTGTGTAAGACCCTTGGTTCTAAGAAAACCAGAATAAATTGCACGTAGAGAATTACCTATCCAACCTGTGTCTCCCACAACCGTGCGGGTTAAGTCTTGATACACACGTTCTGGTACAGCGAAACCATGCAATGATCCCCAACCAGAAGTATCAAGAGTTTCTTCAACACTCTTGTCTACTCTACTGCTACCTTTCCCAGAACCAAGGACCACGTACCCTTCTTCGTTGAGTGTGTCTTTTGCTGTCTTAGAAAACCCACCTTCGGGTGGTTTACGAAAGATCTTACCTATACCATTAGGGGTTTGCTCTGCTATTCTACGAATGTTTGCAAAGTAATTATCCACCGCATTAAACTCTGCCATTCTTGAAACGGTTGCAACGTAGTTTTCTAATGGGTTCTTAATCTCACCAAGCAGGGCACGTTGATAATCTTTCAGGTTCTTTCGAGAAATAAACTGATCTGTTTTTAATCTTTGTTCGGCGACACGACTAATACCTTTAACAGGTTTTACATTTGCTTTTTTCTTGTATCCTTCAAGAAAATTATCACGAGCAATACGAGCTTGATTATCGGTTACTTGTCCAAGAAGTTTGAAATCATCAGACAAACCTAGTTCTGCTGTAGTCTTCTTACCACTTTCTGCTATCTTCTGTAGCTCGGTTTGCACCGCGACAGGGTCTTCTCTAAACTTTGACGCTGCTATCTCTAATGTTTTATCGGATGGTTTAAATGCAGGATCTTCGAGTGCCCTATATCTACGAGCTAGATATGATCCAAGGTTTCCTTTGATCGTTTCAGATATGGTCTTCTTAGTTTCTTTTACATAGAAGTCATTGGTCTTAATAAAGTCACTGTCAACAATACGTTGGCTCAACTGATCAAGGTGAGTACGCATTTTAGATACAGGTTGTCGTAAAGCTTTTGGCAAAGACTTTAGGAATTTTGCTTTCTCTGCTCTCACGGGGTCGGTCAAATATTTATCAATGGTATTAAACACATCACTCTTTGTAAGCGCAGTAGAATCTTCTGTGTTCTTGGCAGCTATCTTAACAACCTTATCAATCTCCTGATCTAATTGTGTGGTAAGTTTATTAGCGACACGAACTTCAGCTTCAGTCAATCCAGGAATCAAGGACCGAGAATCCGCAACCTCCTGTGGAAGGATACCTCGGTATCGAAGCGTAGCCAGTGCGTCTGCAATCCCATTTTTAAAAGGGCTTTGTGTCTCTCCCATTCGACGAGCTTCTTCGATCTGGGCAATGGGTCTACCTATTTTTTTACCTGTTGCTTTTGCAACTGATGCCAGTTGGGTAGCTCCGGGTATTTGACCCACCGCTGTAGCACCTTTACCCGCTACTTCACCTACTACACGAAGAGCAAAGGGAGCAGCTACAACTCCTGCGGCACCCTCAAAACCAACTTTGAGTTTGTTTGCCAAACCTTCTATAGCTCTTTCTTCTGCCTCTAAACCAATCAAATCCCCTGTCTTGGTAGGGCCTCCGTCAAAGAAATCTCCTATTGTCATGGTGTCATTGGTTGCAACAACAGCGTCAGCTACGCCAGCGGCGGCAAGTTGCGCTGTAGTCTTACCAAGTCTACCTGCTTTAGCTAAAGCATTGAGTCCACCTACTACACGAGCAGCGGCTACACCTGGAACAACAAACTGAGTTCCTACTTCACCAATAGCACCTGATATACCTTTGGGATCTATACCTAGTCTTGCACGAAAAGACTCAAAGGACTCTACCACATCCTCGTGATAATCAGTTCCTCTAGTTGCGTCAGAAAGCAACGCCCCAAGTTCCACGACACCTTGAACTACTTTCGTACCACCAGAAGCGATGCCTTCAAAAAACTCTTGAGGAACACCTTCGTATTCTTCTGGGTCGTACTCCCCCTCTGGTTTAGTTTCAGGGGTTCCTGGGTCAATGATTTCAAACTCTGGTTCTTCGGATGGAGTTCCTGGGTCAATGATTTCAAACTCTGGTTCTTCAGCCATCTTTACCCTCCTTAACTCTATTGTGAAATTGGATTACCTTTTTCATCATTTTTGTAGGTAACTCCACCAAAGGTATAAACAGCATTCGCATTTTTTGGTCGGTTAGCTTCGAAGTAAGACTCAGTTGTCTCCGTTGGCTTTGCCTTATCATAACCATACTGCTTTAGTTCTTCGTCTGGATATATGTTCTGAATTCTTTCCAATGCGCTAGTATTTACCCATTGTTTAAGATACGCAGACGCGTTAGGATCTGATGGTTTAAGTCCACCCTCGCTTAAAACACTAGCTGCAAACCTTGGTTCCTTCAACATTTCTGTGTAACTGGTTAAAGCGTTATCGTAAGCATCTATAGGACTCCGGTATTCCCTAGCTCCAGAGCCACCTTTTGCTGCGGCAATATCCCTGCGTAATTGAGCATCTCTTTCTGCGGCTTTTTCTGAGAACACCTGTTCAATAGCCATACTTGTGATTGAATCATCACGTTTACGGTCAGCGGCTCGATCACTTTTCATCACCTTAGATCCCTCAAGCAGTCCGTTGGCAATGTTTGATAGTGCACTAGGGCTTTCACCCGCCGCGATAGCAAAACCTATCATGGCTAGATTGTGCCATTTCTCCTCATCCGCGTCCTTGTCGTCACCTCCAAGGAACTCTTTGAACATGTCTTGATATGCTTTGACCCGCTGTTTCGTGGACATGTTGTCTACGTTCTTGATTCCAAAACCAGACAGAACTGTTTCGGATGTATCTTTGGATCGTTTATCAGGGGAAGAATTAGGATTTGTTGCAATAGCTTCAACTTGAACTAACGCATTAGGTTGCGCTATCCCTGCTTCTCTGTTGGCAGCGGCCTCTTCGTCACCATCGTCACCACCGCTAAATATTTCTTTAAATCTAGTTATAATCGGAGAGACATAAGGTTTTTTGTTTTTTTCTACGTCATTCTTCTTGAGTGAACCAGGTTGATCTATCCCTGCTTCTCTTGCGTCAGCAGTCTCTTCTGCATCGTTTCCTGAAACAGCCTTTTTAATTCTGGTTATAATCGGAGAGACATAAGGTTTCTTCTCTTGCGAAGTTGCCGTTCCCGTTTCTGAAACTGGGGCTGCTTTTTTATAATTACTAAGACCACCAGCAGCAACTATGTTTTTAATATTTAACCCCAACCTACCAACGTCATCCAAAAGAGTCCCAGGTTTATCTTCTATGGTGCTTGGGGATTTTAACTCTCCACTGTCTATCATAGATTGCATTATAGTTTTAGGCGGCAATAGTTGATTAGCCAGTTGAGAATCTAAATCTTCCATTTGATTAGTGGCGATCAATGCTTCTAAAGAAGCGTTGGCTTTTTCTTTGCCCGTTAACCCATCAGCGCGATCCATGATTGATTGTAATGCCATGTCTTGTGTTGTAGACCCCATCTCATTATCTATTGATTCCGTTATAGCTTTCCCTGCTTCTAGCGCAGCGTTGGGGTCTATCTCGTATGTTTCTGAAGGACCAGGTATATTAGCCCCCGGCACAACAGATGATCCAGATTGAATCATATCTGCTAACTGTTTCGCGTTAGGAGTATCCGCTCCTCTGATTTGAACAGGAGCCGCTGAAAGAATACCACCACTTTGATCCATAGTGTATTCTGGAGCAATAGGTTGTTGCGTCAGTGTTTCTTGGACACCGGGTAAAGCGATTATATCTTGAATCAAAGCAGCCTGAACAGTGTTTCGCGGGTCAAGCGGAACTGTACCATCTCGCGGAACAACTCGACCATCAGAATACACATCGTAAATAAAACCTGATTTATTTACGGTCTTTACTTTTTGTGCGGTAGGAGATCCAACCTGTCCACCGGGAGCAAACATTTGCGCTGCTTGCATAAGCTCTGGAGATGATGTCATTATACCGCCCATGTTCGCCAGTCTTTGACGAGCATCCCGATTAGCAAACATTTTGCGGTTCATTACATTCATGTTTAAGTCCTTTACTGAAAGGTTTTACCGAGACTATATAGCCCCATACCGAGACCACCAATCTGTGACAACATGCTAGGATCTGGAGACTGCTGCGATGTAAACGTACTCTGAGACGTTGGCATACCCTGGAATATATCTGAGTAAAATCCAAGTTGTTGATACGGCTGCATGACATTCTGATACTGTGTCTGTCTTGCCGCGTCCAGTTCTCTCTGACGCTGCTGCTGTTCCTGACCACCAACAGAAGAAAGTAGATTAATGTCGTTCATATTCATGCCTTGGAACGCCTCACCAAGTTTGGCCTGTTGCATACCCAAGCTACCCAGTCCTTGTGAAGCTGCTTGACCCCTCGAAAGTTGTTGATTAGCAAGGGCACTTGCTCTTTGAAACTGATCTGCGCCGCCCACTTGTGCCCTTTGTAATTGATCTGACCCTGCGAGTTGTGCTCTTTGTAACTGCTGTTGCTGTGCCTGAGCAAAACCTTGCTGTCTTAACCCAGCCGATGTTCGAGCCTGTTGATCCAAGATGTTGCGTCCGATCTCCGCTCGTTCAATGCCCTCACGAGATCCACCAAAGGCCCCTGCTCCAACGGCACGAGACGCCGCTTGATTCTGTTGCATCTGCCCAGCGCGGTTTATGTCCTGCATAGACTGATCAACAACAGCCTGATTATATGGATTCATGTATTGTTGATAGGCTGTAGGATCTTGAAATTGTTGTCGGTAAGTATTGTCTGCAAGTTGTTGTCGGTAGGTGTCATCACCTATACCTTGATACGCCGCTGGATCTAATAAACCTTCTGTTGCGGCAATCCCCGCAGCAGTGGCCTTTTCCCCAGCCTGTAACATAGGCATATATGAGCCAATGCCTTGTGTCGCTAAGTTGGTAGCTTGCTGTTGTATAGGTGTACGACCAGCCGTCTGATAAGAAGGAAGTGTGTATGATTGCTTGCCCAGAGCCTGTGCCCGTTGCATAATCTCTTGTAGATATTTTTTCTGGTATTCGGGTAAGTCCGATATCTGTGTGGTTGTTGTTTCTGCCATAGTCTTACCCTTCTATGCTTTATTAGCTTCAG